GGAACGTTAATTATTTTTTGTTTTTTATAGTTCATCATAGCTTTATGCTCCTTTTTTTACACCTTTTATAACACCTTTGTTCTTAGATGCATAGAATATCTTTTCACCCTTCTTTTTGCCATACTGTTTTTTCATAGATTTCATGATTTTCTTACCTTTTTTGTTCAATGGCATAATTAATCGTCTATCATGACCTTGGCTTGGTCAACTCCTGTCTTTGCGAGACTAACTCCAGCCCTTAATTTGGCTAAATCCTCGTTTTGCTCCATCTTATCCTCTGCGATGTCGCCCTGTTGCATCAATCTTGCCTTCGCAAGGTCGATCTGGGCCTCATCATTGTCTCTTTTACGCTCATTTTCCATCGCACGTAGGTCAACCTCTCTAGATTTTAGTTTTAGAAGTGGATCAGAGTCGAATTGTGATGTGATTTTCTTCTCTTCTTTCATAAATTCCTCTGTCATCTCTGCAATTAAAATAGATTTTCTGGATTCTATCTGATTTGTAAGCATCTGTAGCTGTTGTTGTATCTGTGGATTGGTTGCTGCCTGCTGTTGCATCATCATCATCTGTTGCATCTGTTCTCTAAACTCTAGTTGCACCTGTTCCTGTGCCATCAGACTGATGTGTTCAAGAATATTTTTCTGTATCGCCGCCATCACCGCAGGATTATTCCTGACAATGTTGGTCGACATAAAATTAAGATGGGCTGTTATGTGTGCCCTGTGATCCTGACCGGGAAAAGCTTGAAAAGGTTTACCACCTAACGCGTTTATGTGTTCCATACTTGGGTCCATCGGCGCATTCGGTGCAGGTGGGGGCAATACAGCGTCAACATTTTTGACACCGATCGCCTCATACATATTTCTATACACCTGATACAGATTGTGAATCTGTGGTTGCGATGTTGCAAGTTGTAGTTGCGTTTGTGCAAGCGTGATTCTCTGTGACATAGAAAATATATTTGGATCAGCCACAGGTACCACATCTACTCTGTCGTCAAAGTCTGCCTGTTTTACGTTTCTCTGACCACCGACAACATCATAAGGATATTCTGGTGGCAGATATTGTGACACGACTTTTGCTAAAATTTTAAATTCATCTTTCATTGCTGCGTAACACCTTTTGTGTATCGCAGACATGACTCTAGATCCTCTCTCTAGAAGAGCGATCGTTGTTCCTACCGCAGCATTCTGTTTTGTATCACCTATCTGCATGTCAGCTATCGCTGCGAATCTCTGACCTGCCTGAACCACAACTCCTAGTAATTGTAATAATGTTGGTGATGGTTCTTTATATGGTAATGGAAAGAAAGCATCTCTCAGACTACCACCTGGTGCATCAACATCTTTGAACTCACCTGGCTGTATCGGAGCTGCCTCATCTCTTACTCTGACACCTCTTTGTTTAAATCCTGCAGGTAGGTTTGCTAATGTTCCTGCATCTAGCAATTGACGGAGAGCCGTCGTTGCCGTACGGCTCAATCCACCAATCATGTGAATGAGTCCAAAGCCATAAAATCCTAGTCCTGGCAGAAATTTGAAGTGGACAAAATATTGGATCTTATTTTTCTTTAGATCATCGGGCGCATAGTTTCTTCTTATAGAAAGAACTAATCGGCTACCTTCTTCTACAGTTACTATGTAGGGTAATTTTATTCCTGTTGGTCCATCTGATCCTTGATCCTCAAAACCTTCTAGATCTAAATTAACATGACACTCTAACAATGTGTAGACGGGTTCCTGTCTTCCAGATTTTTTTGTGCCATCTAATTCTCTTTCTTTTTTTTCTAAATCATTTTTTTCTACATGACCTGGAGGTCCTAATTCAACATCTCTGTAGAAACCGGAAACCTGTTGTTTTCTTAATTCGTTCTCTGACATCTTTACCGTGTGTATGATCGCTTCTGCATCATCCAAACTTGTTGCAGTATAGGGCACAACCAATTCGTCAGCCGGTACAAATTTTGATACCGCTCTGCCTAATGGTACATCGTAATAAACTTTTTTAAATGTCGAACCTGCTAGTGGTAGATGAAATAACATAGAATCAAATTCTTCTTCATACTCTTTCATCTGATCCATTATCAGATAGTTCATGAAATCTTTTACACGCTGCGCCTGTTGTTCTGTGCCAGGATTTTTTAAACCTATAACCTGTGTTCTTACAGGTCCGTCACTTGGTAATAATTCTTTGTATGCCTGTGCTTGAAACTGTGTGACCGCCTCAGCCAACACTGGGTGAGTCGCACCCGATGCTCCCTGAAATGGTTCTGTTCTATTCTCGTATTTGAATCCTAGAAGATCAAGACCCTGAACGTAGGATTGCTCCCAGTCTTTTCTCGATGATTTATAATCCATGTAATTCTGTACCATCTCGTTACCGATAGGATCGAGTATATCATCTGGTAATATGTCTGCTAGGTTATCAAAATGATTCTCTGTGCCTGGTACGTTTATAGCTCCCGGTTCAAAATCTATCGTTGCGCCGCCATCTTCTTCTGGAATGACCTCTACGGGTCCTTTTTGTTCTGCCTCTTCTTCCTGAACACTGACCTCTTCTGACATCTCCTCTTCTGAGGGAATGTCTATTTTGGTTCTTGTGTTAGGGAGTCCTTTATCTATTTCTGCCATTTAATACTCCTATATTTTCATATCACGTTTCATAAGACCTTGCAACCCTTGTGAGTTTGGTCCTGATTCTGGTGGTGGGCCTGACTTCACTCCACCAGATAAACCTGCAATACCACCGCCTGCAAACTTTTCATTAGCCCCCAATATTCCAGGTTGTTGAAAAGCTTCTTTAAATCTTTCTGCTCTATTATATCGTTCTAACTCATCCTCCATAATACTTTTATCTGAGTCTTTAAATCTAAAATTACTTAAAGATCTATCCATGGGTTTATAAAATTGTGTAGGTAATATAGCATCTTCTAATCTAATCCTTTGTGCGGCTGGAAGTTCTGTTGCAGGTTTAAAGTCTTTTACATTTCTATAGGTTATTGGACTTAAATCTATTTTTAAAGGATCTGGTAGGTAGTCACCTGTATTAACATTCTCAGCTCTGTTTTTTAATTTATCAAAACCAAATATAGGACTAAATCCGTCTGAGTATTGAAAATCTTTACCTAAAATATTTACACTTTTTGGTTTAGCCATTCGTGTTGCTTCCATCTCATCCATCTTAGCTTTGTTCTCTATCGCTTTTGCACTTCTAGGATCTGCTACAGAGGGATCTATTGTTTCTGCAACTCTAGTTACATTTGCTATTGCCTTATCTATCTCTGCTTGTGATACCATAGGCTTTCCATCAATCATACCATAACCACCTTGATCTGTTAATTGTGCAGCTTCCATTCCTTCTATTCTTTCAACTTCTTTTAATAATTTATTATACTTCATTGCATCTAATGCAAACAATCTTTGATTACCTGTAAGTGTACCAGACTTTAATAAATTTTCTTGTTTAGCAAATTCTTCTGTGTAAGGTAAAAAAGATTTTGTTAACCAGTTACTTGCTACAGCTTCATTCAAAGGTTTACCCATTCTTAATACGTCGTCAGTTATAACCCCTGCCTCGTACGCTGCAAAAAAACCAAGAGCCTGTGGACCAACATAGTTTCTTAACTTTAATAGCTCTACAGGATCTAAAGCACTCTTTATAAGGTTGGAACCTCCTTTTATAATTTTATTTACAATGCTTCTTTGTTGAAGTGTGCCTTCTCCTTTAATAGTTTTTTGTACGATTTGTTTTGCTAACTTATCACAATCAGGACTTCCTGAAAAAAAACCTATACGACCACCATCTGCTTTTGTCTTTCTTATTATGCAAGTTTTATTTACTGTTCCTGCAAGATCACCCATTAATTTTACTAATTGTTTTTTTACAGCTACGGGAAAATTTTTACTTATACCTTCGTATGCAGATGCTCTTGCTTTAAATGTTGTTTCAGGTTGTAAATTAGTTATTTTAAGTGAACCATCTTTCTTAACGTTGTATTGCAATCGTCCTGGAACATATTCGTCTGCTAAAGTATTTAATTGATTTACAATGTTTGCTTTGTTTTCTAATGATGCTTTTTTAAAATTTCTTATTAGTTTAGTTCTTTTCTGTGTAAAACCTTTAGTTCCTAAATAAGCGTTCTGTGCTTTAGTTGTTGCAACTAAATTTTTTAAAGTTTGTTTTGCAATTTTAGGATCTCCTAACTCTTTTGCTTCAG